AATAGATCAAAATAATCTGAAATATGTACAGAATCTGTCAAAATTTATCTCGTTATTTGAGGGCAAAAATGCCCATTTACGAGAGCTATTGACAAATCCTGGAACATATGCACACATGTAGGGTATTGACATTACGATGGACATTTGATATAGGCTGTTCAATTACACATATATCTATTTAATTATAATACAATAACATTTTGTTATGAATCTATAACCATTTTACTCCACAATGCTCCACAATACTCCACATAGAAATAGCCAGAATGGCTTATAAGAGGTGTAAAAAGGTGGGGGGAACCTAGGATGTGCGTTTTTTACGCAAAGCTCTCTGTTTGGCTCTATATGCTTCTAATTGATCTGGATCAGCCTTTTGGACTATAATTACTTTTCCACATAACCTATTATATCTATCTCGAGCCTTACCGAGAGAACTGCGAGCACCAGGATTTCGCAGATTATATTTACCAAATGGCATCTACTCTCTCCATATCTTTATAGTATTCCAGAAGATATATAGGGCTATACCTGAGAATATAATACCCATACCATAGAACCATATCCATACTATTCTAGCAAAGAGGTCTATTTTGTTTCCCCCGCCTCAATTTTATCCAGACGCTCTTTCAAGGGTTTGAGCATATGTAAAACTAGGAGAAAATCTAACCCTAATCCTAAGAATAACCCAAATAGAAACCATAGTACTGAATTCATTTATCTTCCTCTCTTTTATGCCACCCGCCGATATTTGGATCCATCATATTTGGATTAACTGGTAGTCCAGATGGATATATTATATGTATAACTCCTGGTTGACTAAGATCAATTATCCTATCTTCTGTCATTTCTTAATTATTCTAAATGCATCGCCTGTCCATGGATCTACATATTTCCAAGGATTATATTCTGGATCAATTGTTCCTGTCTTCTCCCAATATGGAACTCCATTTTCATCATAATCTTCCCAAGCTTGTCCATCCATAGCCCAATCCATCCTATAGAATGTTCCATACTTACTATACATAGGCCATAGTAGCCTATAAATAGCAGAGTTAATTGTATGCCTAATTCCTCTATCTATTCCATCTTCATCTAGCCATGCCGCTCTCATTACTGCTGCTGATGCTCTTGATCCCGCCCAATTTGCAATCCATCGTAGGGGTGGCCTAGAGTTATGCTCTACAACCGAATCATCTAAAAAGTTTCTCATTAGTATCCTCCTCCACATTCATTTCTCGTATGATATAGGCGATTGCCTACAAATTCTGATCTTGTGGGCGCAAAGAGCTCTTTACGACATGAGGCGCAAATCCCCTGCCACTCTCGCCCAAAAAAGTCATACCACATATATCTAGACATTGTTGCCTCGTGCTATCTCTGCTGCATAATGAAATGCACAATCACATTGAATTAATACTGGACATTGAGACTCGATATCTCTGGCAATAATTTCTCTCAAATTGTATTCAAGAGAAAAAGCTTTAACCTTCCTCTTGGTTTTATTTACCATTTCACCATTTGGATCATGCACATGGCACCAACCATTACGCCATTCTTCTCCACCTATGGGGCATTCTTTGCCCTTTCTGGTGATAGCAGGACATTTGATGCCCGTTTGAGGCATATACTTATATTTCATATCCGCCTTCTATCTCTCGCCGCACTTTTGCGTTTCACTTTTGGTCACAATGAGTATTATATAATATATATAGAGGATTAGTCAATGGTTAGATTGACCACCATCCCCTTATGGTTCCGCCGTCTACAGGGCATATATAGGCCTTTGGAGCCTCTGATTTATAGTATTCTACAAATAGCTCGTGCTGCTTCTCATGATCGGGCTCACAGGTTTCTGAGCCACAGTATGGGCATATCTTGGCATAAACGTACTCATAGACATGCTTACATTTCATGATCTATTAATCTTTTTTAATTATATCTACAATTAACATTTTCATCCCAAGAGCATTTAGCTGGGATGGAGAGTTTATATCTATTTGATCTATTTCTTTTAATATGCGATTACGTTCTTCTTGTACTGCCGCCTCAATCTGCATGTAAAAATCCTAACTCTTCTAATTCATCGATAGACGTATCGATAGTTCTTGTGCACTCTTTCGTGCAATCTCCACATTCTCTACACATAATAAGTTCCCCGCCAAGTCCTATTGGGGACCAGCGGGGAATTCTTTATACTTTCTTTGGCTTTGTCTTCTTCGGAACAATTGTAGTTTCTCTGCGAATACCATGACGATTACGATCTATTTTAATAGGTCTCTTCTCTTGTATTCCAGATCTAAATTTGCCCTGACTTGGTTTCTTTCGCCCAACTTCTGCAGCAGTGACTGCTCCTGATGGCTGGTCCGTTGGAGGACTGTCCATTCCTGTTCCATTATTCATTAATGAATCGCAATCTCTCCTGTTGACTTGCCGTCATGTTAAGCGTAAGCCCTGACTCGCCATCTCTTGAAACGTTAAGCACTCCTCCTGGAACACTTACGTCGCCAGTTTGGCTGCCGAAAGTATCGGCAGTAGGCTTCTTGTCCATCTTACTTGCCTCCGTTGCCTAGACCTGCGCCATCTTGTGATGACACGTCTTTTGCAGGGAATGCTGGTTTTGGCTCTTGGCCAGTTGGATTTAAGTCAAGGTTGTTTGTTGCTCCAGCCTTGGTATCGTTAAATCCTGTTAAGTTTAATCCGTCTGACATTTTATTCTCCTATAGGTTGTATTTAAGCGGTTCTAGAAATCCGCTCATTCCTCTATTATAGCATTTTCGTCATCTTCTATGTCAAAGATGTCGTCTGGAAGGGCGGCGATTTTCTCTACCGCCCTCCAGATAATATTAGCTATTTTTTCGATCATATTTTATACTTTTCGTGCCAACAATCATCGCAAATGAAAATAAATTTGCTTTCTGTGCTGGTGAATCTGGTTGACTCATTATCGCAACCCTTCATTTCGCACCTTTCTTTATATTCCATATTTTATGATTTTCTGGCCTTTACACGATTATATCCAGTTTTCTTCTTATTCATAGATCCTGGAACTTTACCGCCAGGACCCTTGTGGTTCCTGCGTCGGATCTCAAGGGAGGCGGCTATTTTGTCGTGATGTTTTCCCATTTACTTCTTCTTTGTGTTTGACTTCTTTACAGTCTTCTTAGCTGGAGACTTCTTTGCAGGAGCCTTCTTCTTGGCTGCTGGCTTCTTTGCTGCTGCTTTCTTCACGGCTACCACCTTTCTTTCAGGCTCAGCCTGAACTAATACATTATATACAAACTCTTCTTCTTTTGGAAAAAGAAAGTTTTTAATCTTATTAAACATTATATTTTATTTCCTTTATCTTCTATTTTTCTTACAATATATCCTATTACATCTCTAGGACTCCACTCTGGAGGTAATTGTAAATCTTTTAGTTCATGGACAATGTCATCTATAAATTGTTTTTTTATAACTACAAAATTATCCCATTCCATATACTTATTCTACCATTTATAAAATGAAGGGGCAAGACCCTTGAGTCCTGCCCCTTATTTAATCAGATTACTTTACGAGAGTAACCTTTGCAGTTGGATTCTTTTTATTCCACTTCTTAGCAAGGGAATTGAATGCCTTCTTCATTTCTGCGATAGCAGCAGCATTTGCAGCCTTAACTGCATCTAGTTCTGCCTTAGCGATGGCTTGTGCATCTGCAAGAGCCTTATCAGCAGAAACTTTAGCGGTTACGGCATCAGCCTTAAGCTTAGCAATTTCTGCATTGGCAGTTACAAGATCAGCAGCAGCCTTTAAAGCGGCAGCATCAGCAGCAGCCTTAGCGGTTGCAGCGGCAGCATCAGCAGCAGTTTTATCAGCAGCACGTGCTGACTTTTCTGCAACAAGATCTGCCTGTGCTTTTGCTAGTTCTGCAGCAAGATCACGAACAGCAATTTCTGCATATGGAGACAAAGTTGGGGCTGTTAAGCCAACAACTGTGCTCGCACCATCTGTAGATGTTGTCAAAGAAAACTCTACTAATGAGCGTGTTGCTGTAGTTGGAAGAGTTAAAGAAAACTCCGCTGCTCCAAATGTTGCAAGTGTTGCACCAGTTGTAGCAGTTGTTGTCTCAAGAGTTCCACCAGAGCCAAATACACGACCAGTTACAGACTTTCCAGATACCTTGTTTCCAAATACATCTGTAGCAGTTACTGTAATGGTCTGCTTTGTTCCAGCAGCACCGCTTGCTGGGGCAGCAACGGCGAGAGTATTAATCTTGCCCACTGTTCCCTGTACGTAATAAGTTAGGGTTGTTCCCTGATTTGATACAACTACTGTACCAATTGCTGTCGTTTTAGTATATACATAAAACGTTGCAGTTGTTCCTGTTCCAGTTGCAACTGTCAAAGATGAAGATCCTGACGATGCAGTTACTGGAGAAGCAGCACTATGTAGAGCAGACACGATTGTGCAGTTTGTGCATGTTGCAGTTACTGCAGTTCCTGTATCTACTGTTGCTACAAAACGAAGTGCGTCTGCAGCATTTACTTCATTGTCTGCAGGGACTGGCAATGCAGCAGGTGTAGCAATAGCGGAAGCAGTTGTATTAGCTGTTCCGTTAAGATCTACAGCGACTGTCATTACAGCAGCACTTGCAGGTGTTGCGATAAGAGTACCCATAGTCATGGCTGCAACCACGGCTAGAGCGATTTTCTTGAATGATTTCATTCTTTTATTTCTCCTTATTTATTCTGTCTCTTTCTGAGGCAGAAACTTAGTTTGTGTACGAATTCCGCCAAATTGATGGGGAATGATTATCTTCTATTCTTTTTTTCATTTCAATATCCTCGTACATACGAACAATATGCATACATGGATCTTGCCCTTCAGCAAATTCCGCATCTTCTTCGTTGGACATTGGTAGTCCGTCATGGGTGTAACACACTGGAGCTCCGCACCAACCTTTTGCTACTCCGTAAGACATCCATTCATCATATGTTAAATCCATCCTTCAAGCTCCTTTACGAGCTTGTGCTTCGGGTATGCTCCAACAAGTTTCTTTACTGGTATTCCTTTTTCAAATACTAGCAAGGTGGGAATACTTGTTATCTCATACTTTTGTGCCAACTCTGTTTGTTCATCTACATGAACTTTATAAACTTGTACTTTGTACTCGTCTTCTAACTCTTCTAATATTGGAGCAACCTTTAAACAAGGTCCACACCAATCCGCCCAGAAGTCTACTATCATTATATCATTTTCACCTAAAGACTTGCTGAAGGTTTCTTTTGTTAAATTAATCATTATCCTCCACGTGAGTAGGCCAGTAGTAACTGCAAGATTCACAGCAAGTATATCCTAGTTGCCTATAATCAGCAAATTCAGAATAAAAATAATACTTATCTGGATCTTTCTCGTATAGTCTGCCCTTATGGGAATAATGTAAAGGCTCTTCTCCTAGCCACCAAGGCTCCTGAGACTCTAGAAACATGAAGTTCTCTTGATATATCTCATCAAACTTCTTTCTTGTGCTATTTTTATAGCCACGCATGATGATCTCTTTGACTATGGCCTCATTGTATAAGAAGAGCCAGTCTTCATGACCCTCCCACATTTTGACTGCTGGGTGATTCTTCCAAGCACCTGAACTGTAAAGTCCAGCTAAAGACTTTAATACTTGCAGGTTTTCTACACTCTGCTTGATAAGTCTTTTGCGATCTAAATGCTTTGCAGTATTTGCAAAGTCCGCCTCTGGTAAAAATGTTTGCATGTGCCTATCCTACTAAATAATGAAAGACTAGTCAATACTAGTCCTCGTTTTTTAATCTTTCCGCCTCTTCATTAAATTTATCCATAAACATTTGTATTACAAATAATGTAACTTCTTTTGCATTTTTATTTAATGCTAGCGCTTCTTCTGAATCTTCACTTACTCTTCCTGAAGGTATTGCGTTATACCATTTCTGATATAACGCAACAGCAACATCTTCAATAATGCCCTCAAGAACGGTGACATTATTAGCCATTTAACAATTCCTTATCTACGACTATTGCAGATATGGTCTTGCTTGTTAGCTTATTACCTTTAGTCTTCATCAAATCAATGATTTGTGAACTTGTTAAGGTAGGATTTTTTTGCTTTAAGCCATAATATACGGCTGCTGCAACCTGAACGGATATAGAAGTTCCATCTTCATTAAACAGCATTCCGTTAGCATCAGATACTCTTAGCCTTCCTAGGGCAAACATATCTGTAATATTTTTATCATAGTTGGTATAAACTGCAGGGCCACCCGTGACAGAACTAGCGCTGACCGTTACTGCCTCTGTAAAGCATGATGGCCAAAATACTCTAGTCAAATCTCTTGCATTTCCTGCTGGCAGGAATACTGGAACTCCAGCCTGATTCAATGACGAGATCAATCCTCTTGTTGCTGGGGTATTCGGGCAATAGTCTGCTATACGTAAATAATTTCCGTGTCCTTGCGACATTGCTACGGCAGTAATGTTATATTTATCTTTGTTATTTAATACCCATGTTAGAGCATTAACAAATGTTGACTCATTGGTAGTTTGTCTATCGCCATTTACTGTTGCTCCGACAATTCTAATAAATACGATCTTTACATTTGGGTTTGTCAGAACTGATGCATGTGTCATCTTAGTTCCATGATTGAAGCCATTTCTAAGCATCTGTGAAATAGGCATAGAGGCTGCTCCTGGGCCCTCCATAAAGCTTTTACCATTAGCACAAGATGGCCAGTCTAGAATACATACTTCTTGGACTACCTTGTCCTTAAAAACTGGCAAACTAGCATTTAATGCTGTATCTAAAATTGCCACTGTTGCAGGTTGTGTATTTGCCACAACCGTATGTGTTGTTGTGATGGTGAGTACTGCTGCCAATACGGCAGTTATTAGTTTTTTATTCATAGGGTCTATTCTACTAAATTGTAGCCAGTAGGTCAATACCTAGTTATTTGGAATGTCTGGCCTATTCTGTTTCTTTGAGTACCATTTTCCAGCGTCTAAATCTGGTGTTTTGCCTCCGCCCATCTCTATAATTACAGAGAGCATGGCTTTTACGTATTCTAATTCATAATTAAGTCTAACTATTTCCATCTCAGCCAGCCTTAATCTTTCAGATTTTCTCAATTATCTAATCCTTCACTATCCATAGGCGTTGGCGCAGTTGCCAAGCTTCCACAATTTGCACATTCCATATCTAAAAAGTATGTAGCAATTTCATAATCATCAAAAATAACTTTAACATTAAATATGTTACAGCCACAAGCGCAAACGTGAGTAGGGGTTCCTCGAAGATCCATGGCATTATCATAATTATCTGGTCTGAGATTAATTATTTCATCCATTTCATCCTCATCCTCTTCATCGTCTTCAAAATTTTTATCAAGCACAACTACTGTGTGCTTGTCAAAGAAATCTCTAATTAAACCTACTGATATGAGTCCGAACAGTAGGGCGGCCAATCTATTTAGCCACTTCATATCTTTATTATACTCTAGACTTCAATTATTGTAAAGGGGCCTCTTACGGTCATTATGAACTTAGAAGACGCCTCTAAAGCTGTTCTTACACGCTTGCGAGGAGTTTTAACAGCTGCCGTAGAGAACAATGATCCTAATGCTACCTGCTGGCCGCTTCCCTCTGCTAAGTATTCTACATCTACTTCAGATATATGGAAGTCCACATCCATAATAAAAATTCTACCTGTATTTTGTACTGCAATAATTATAATTCCGCCTTCGTCACCATCTTCTGTATTTGATCCAAACTTTCCATATCCATGTTCCTGATAAGCCTCTTTTATGGATTGAACAAATTTTGTTCTCATAAACTTATCTAAGTTTTTAAATCCTGTAGTTGGCTTATAGATAGGCGGTGTCCAATTGTATTGTAAAATTTGTCCCATTCTAAAACTATCAACAAAGCCTATGCCGTATTGCCCTATTTTAAAAACTTTAGAATCTGTTACTTGCAAAATTAGCCCAGACTTTTCGTCAGATGCGGCTGAGTCTCCGCCAAGATAGACTTTATTTCCAACTGCGAGGGCTACTATACAGGTCATATACCCTATTGTACTATTTTTAAATTTCGGAGTCCAGCTCGTTTAATTCAACTAAATTTAATTGTACTAGGGCATTTTCAAGCTCTGACTTTACTACAATTAGGTCCTGAATGGCATTATAATATTTGTCTTTCCATTCTGTCAGGTCCCGCTCAAGCTTATATAAAGATATTTTAAGGTCTTTTATCTCTAATTTAAGCTGGTCCTGCTCTCTTTCATTCTGCCTGTTCTTTTCTCTTCTAGTTTCCCTTATTCCAGAAATAATTGCTGTTCCCATGCCGCTTAAAATGGCGGCAGAAATAGCCAGAATGATTGAGGTATAATCCATAATAGATTAATTATACCTTTAATTAAGTCCTAAACTAATAGCTCTGAGGCGGATATTTCTTCGCCCAAGTAGCGCTTCTTAAGAACAAACTCTCTTACATGATCTGCCCCACTCGATCTGCCAGCCAATATTATAACCCATCTTGGCTCTAATTTTGCATTTATGCAAGTCTCACACATTAGCAAATTAATCGGCAGCAAAGAGGATTTCTTTGCATTTAATTTATGCTTGTTTTTATTGCAACTATAGCATAATATTTTATTCATTATTTTCCTCTACATGATGAAACACGATTTCGTCAACTATTGCGAATTCGTCATTTTCTAAAAGAACTTCGTAATCAGTTCCATCTTTTTGATACTTTACCATCGAAGCAAATGCTCCAAGTTGTTCAACTGTTCCATATACTTTTTCTGGGTATACATATACAATATTGATAATTTCATAATACTCTTCCACTCGGTATACCCTCCAGCTCGCATCTTACTCCATAGGACTCTATGAGTTTTTTAACCTTTGAAACATAATCTATTACTTCTTCTTTCTTAGATCCGTCAAATTGTAAAAAATTGTCTTCATATAATCTTAATGCTAGAAAGTCTGGATACATTGCTACATCCATCAAAAGAAGCATAGGCTTTTTAATTTCTCTTACCCGCTTCTTCATTTCTTCTGTGTAAAATACTGGCTTATTGGGTTCGCCCGTCCATTGATTAATTCCATACTTAAAATGATTATTGTCGTAAAAATGCTGACTATCGTTAAGCGACACCTTTACTCCTTAGCTTCTTCCAGATTTCTGGGGTCTTATGTAAATTTTTTGACTTGTCTATTTCTCCAGATGACAAATAAACTCCTCCCCATACTCCGTATTCTGAATTTTTAACTCCAGAATCAAAACACATTTTCATAACTGGACAAGACATGCATGCCTCGTCTATATTCTTGGCAACGTTAACATCAGATTCGTACTTGTCATAGAATAGATTTGTTTCCATTCCTCGACATACTGCTAGATGCCACCAAGAGAAGTCTTCTGGATCTACCCCTAAATTATCTAAAATATTTGACATATTTTTTAGGGAGCTCCCAGACTCCAATATTATTTACTTTTATTCTCTTAGATATTCCCCAAGAGTTTTTCCTGAACATCCCGTTTTTATCAGTAAATCCAGAAGAATCCTTTTTCCATATAACTAAATCATAATTATCCCAAAATGGGGATATGTCTTTTGCCCTTTTGATAAAGAGTTCTACACCTAATTCATTAAGATTTAACATGCTGTCCTTTATGACTAAACCGCAGCATCCCACTGATATATATTATACAGGAATTGCTGCGGCTATGTCAATGACTATTTAATAAAAGTTCCGTTCCAAACGGACTTTTTAACTGTATATTTGCCGCCACGGCGCTTATACTCTTGGACAACCCATCCATTTGCATATGCTGATGGATAGACATCAAATTTTCTTTTAGCCTCAGCAACAATTCTGGCATAGAGCTGTTTGTCTGCTGGCTCTCCTTTGCGATCAGAGATTACCTCTTTAAATTTATCTTTTGCTTTATCTAAATCTTCATCTTTTTCATCATATGATTTATTGACTGGTACGCAATTTGGGACCATTCTGCCATTCTTTTCTTTCATTCCCTCTTGTTTGTAGCCAGACCAGCAGGCCTTCTCCATATTGTCCCATTTATCTTCTTCCTCATTATCTGATTCATAAGATTTACTCATTTCTTCTGAGCATACTGGGCACTTGTCACAGGAAACATTCATTGCCTTACATGTTTCGCATCCACAATTTTCGTATGCTTTTGCAATTGGCCAGTTTATTTCATTCTTCATTGGATCTCCAATTGGGGCTGGATTAGAGCTGTTGGCGTCTTCTACTTCCATGCTTGGAGCATCTTCTTCGCCTTCCTCTTCTTCCTCTTCCTCTGGGGCTTCGATCATTCCCTCAATCACTTCCATCAAATGCTCAATTACCATTCCGAGCTGTTCTTTTGTAATTTCTGGACGTAGGGCTTTTTTAATTTCTTCGTCATCATCAATTTCAACTACAGTATCAAATGGTTCTACTACATCTGTTAGCATATCTTTAATTTCTTCAATTAAGTCCTCTTGTACATAAGACTTTTTCATATTCTTTTCTCTCTCTGCAATTTTGCGAGACCAAGAGAATCCAGCATCTCCGCCCCATGCGTCCCACATAATTCGACCATTTGAAGGATTAGAAGTATTATAAAAGTCTTTACCTTTCTTGTCTACTTCATGTCTAGAAAAGAAAGAGTACATTCTTTTAACTGTTGATAAGCTAAGAGTCTCACCACGGGCAAGTTGTCCTGCACGAGTCCATCCTACTGCGGTTCCAGCACCTGTTGCCTTACCCTGCTCTTTCCAGCGAATAGCTCTTTTTGCTGCAGCTTTCATTCCAGAGGTGGGTTTGTATCCTTCTTTAGCCATTTTATTTCTCCTTAACGCTAACTACTTTAACGTTTTTAATTTCATCATCTACGCCAAATATATCATTGGCATAGTCTAAAGCATCACCTTCGTCAAAAGCTTCTACCTCTGCTTCTACTTCTAGCTTTACTTTATAATTTTTCATTATGCTTTTAGTTCGTCTGCCCCGCCGCCAGATTTCTTAAATTTAGGGCGTCCAAATCCTACGATTGATATTTGAACTCCCTTTTTATTCTTTTTAAATGCACGAAGTTGTTTACATACTTCTCCGCCATTTCTTTGGCTTCCACCTTTTCTATTTGTGGTATTGCCCTCTATGCACCAAACGGTTCCGTCTTCATTGTCTTTAATAACAATGCCTACGTGGGAAATTCTATCAACACCATCTGCTGGAAAATCAAAATAGGCAATATCTCCTGGCTCTGGATCAGCTAAGTCTCCGTCAATCCATGCATTTTTCTTTTTAAATGCCGCTGCCCCTGCTGGAGTGTAAACAGTATTAGGAACTTTTACGCCAGCCTCATTACCGCACCACATAACGAAACTTCCGCACCATGGTTGAAAATCTGACTTAGTAAATTTACCATACTTAGTCTCATTATCTTTTGGACCTTCAACTACGCCCACTTCTGCTTTAGCAACTTCAACTAAACGTTCTGCTGTTCCTTGATCTGCCATAATTATTCCTTATCCCAATCTTCATCAACTTCATGTGGAGCAGGAACTTGATCTGCTGGCTTAGCAGCTCTACGTGCTGCTGCTTCATCAATTTCTGCTTCTAATTTTTTATCTGCTTGAGTATTTTTAGCATCCATTTCTTTATTTGCTAACTGTGCCGCCATAACATCTTTAGCACCAGATTGTCCAATTAGCAATCCTGCCAGTGTACCTGTGATGAATGTTGCAACGCTACCAAGCACATTAAAAAACATTTTATCATTTTCTGACTGTGCTCCAATTGGCTGGGTTACAAATATAAGAGCGTACAAAATACCTAGCGATGTACACAATAAAATTGTTCCAAGCGTGATGCCAAGAATAAACTTTAATCTTGCATCAAGATCTTGTGGGGTTAATCTTTCTCTAGCCATTCTTTACCTTTGATTTCTGGTACTCATCCCATACTTCCTGCCCAACTAAATCTCTTGAACAGGTTCCAGTAGTCTCACAAATTGGAGGATTACATTCTGCCTTCTCCCAGTTTGCTGGGTCCTGGCATTCATAACGGAATGAACCATCAAAATTACACGATGTAACTGTGAGGGCTAGCATTATGCTAGCTAATGAGGCACCTAATTTTCTCATGCCTCTATTATAGCATTTCTACTCTTCTTTTCGAAGAGGGATCGTAGCAAGCCAAATAATAGTAGCAATTACTGTTGCTACGCCTACTACCTGCTGGGCTGTGCCTGTCAGGGTAAGCCATGCGATAAAGAATCCAAGGAGGGTAAATATTTGGGCAATGCTCTCCTTAATTACTTCCCAGGCATAGTTAAATATAGCCTTGATTATTTTCATTATATCCTCCTTGTCATGGCGGCAGCAATAATATTAGATGCAATAATTACTGGCACAATTACTTCCTGCGCCTTTTCTCTTTGATCGTCAGTCATATCTTTACCCCATTCTGATGGGCTAAGGACTTTTTCTAAATCTATATTGGTTAATGATCCTATTGGATCCGCCAAAAATGCTTCTGTTTGAACCTCTGTAGTTGCGTCTGCTAAAGTATAAGGCATTGTGGCGTTTTCTGCTGCTGCCTCTCTATCTTTAAATTCCACAAATGCGGTTGCTAATTGAGGATTAGATTTCATTGTTTCTGCAATTACTGCAACTTCAGATGATTTAATTCCAAGATCTTCTGCGACCTCAATCTTTGCTTCATTTGTTAATGCGGTTAGTGTTTGACTAACTGCAGCAACTTGTTCTGGGCTTAATACAATTAATTTATTATCTTTGCTTGTTAAATTAGCTATAACGGAAGTAAGATCTTCTGAGGTTCCCGTCCCTTTTTCTGGAATTAATGCCAACAACTCTTTATCTTTTATGATAACATTATCTTGTGATTCTTCAGAAGGTTCAGTCGGAGATGGTTCAGGTTCAGGAGTTGGGCTTGGATCTATATCCGTTGTCTGAGGTGAAGGCTCTGGTGAAGGCTCAGGAGTGGGCTGAGGATCATCAGTTGGTTCTGGCTTCGGTTCATCTGTGGTTTGAGGGGTTGGCTCAGGAGTGGGATCGACTGTTTCAGTTTGCTCAGGTGATGGCTGTGGTGAAGGCTCAGGAGTAGCTTCCTCTGTTGGTTCTGAAGAAGGCTCAGGGCTTGGCTCAGGGCTTGGCTCAGGGCTTGGCTCAGGGCTTGGATCAGGAGTGGGCTGATTAGCTGCTGCAGCGGCGGCTTGTGCAAGAGCAGTGGCAATTTCTCTAGCCATCTGTTCTTCATAATAATCCCAGGCATCCTCAATGGCACTTGTTAAATTTATAATTGACTGTTCATAAACACTAATAGCATTATTTTTTGCAGTTAAGGCATTAGATGTTGTAGTTATTGAATTATTATATGACGTTGTTTTAGTTGTTAAAGTTTGATTATATACATTTAATTTTGCAACTTCTTGATTATAAATAGATAGTTTATTGTTACGAACCGTAGTTGCTGCTACTTGTGCAGCATATGCAGTATTGTATGCATCAATTTGTTCTTGAGTTGCTTGAGTTCCATGAGAGAATGTATTTAAATTACAGCTAAAGTTTTGCCCCCACACCCTTGGATCTCCAGCATAGTCACATCCTGCTCCAGTCCAGCCTCCAGGAATCGCCCATCCAAGATGATAAGATCCTGGGCCTCCACCGTTATACCACCATATTTCTACATCTAAAGTCTTGTCTAAGCTTACATCATATATAGGTGAATATGGACTCCATGTGGCTCCCTGCTCAACCCAATTATTTGTTGCAAGGTTTCCGTCTATATACATTCTAAAACCATCATCTGTATATCCTGCAAATTTTGTTGTTGTAAACCAGGAAGGAACAGTTATACGCCCAGTAAACTTAACAATGATATCTTCGTAATATCCACAAACTGGGAGATTCATTGAATTTGAATTCCATACACCAGTACATATAACAGAACCAGGTACTGCTATATGCTGTCCATTAACATAGCCGTCTCTTAATAGATTATAAACAGTATATTCAAGTCCTACCCCACCCTGCACATATGTTTGTGCTGTAGATAGATTTATGTTTGCTATATCAAGGGCATCCTGAGCATTATTTTTATCTGTTAATGCCGTTGCCACTATTGCAGTTTGAGTATCAACTGCGGCTTCAGATGCTTCTTTTTCTGATAAGGCTGTTGCTTCTGCTGCTAATGCTAAATCATAAGCATCTTCTTTATCTTCTTTATCTTCTTTTGCAGCAACTGCCACATCATATTTATCTTCAGCTACAGAAATTAAAGATTGAAATTCTTCTTTATATCCAAGATTAGGTACGCTATTATTTAATTCTTGTATTTCTTGAGCAGCCGCCGTTAATTCGTCTGGATTACTTTGAGCAGGAGCGAGAAACAGCCATCCAAATCCTAAGATTGCGGCTAATGATAGTCTCCATAGCTTAGTTCCAGTCAATTAAAAACTCCTCGTTACAACTTTTGTAACAAGTTAATTATAACATTGAACTATTTAGCGTTATCTGTTTTGTAGAAGCCTGAACCTTTGAATTGAATGCCAAATGAACCATACTGCTTGATCATTGCAGAGCCACAATTGGAGCAAAGCTCAACAACTGATGCGTCATTGATTGACTTGGTAACTTCCTTAACATGTTCACATAGAACACATTTATATTCGTAAACTGGCACTATCTCTCCTAAATTTTAATGAGCAGTTTATACACATGCTCAGGTGTATCCTAAGGCGTAACTATTCGGCCCGTGTCCATCTACATGGACAGAACCATTATACCTTATTTGACCTTGATTGTCTTTGGCTTTTTGTCTTCTGGAATTAGACGATCTACATCAATGTGTAGCATGCCATTTTTAAATTCCGCTCCGACTACCTCCATATATTCACCAAGCGCAAATGTGCGTGTGAATTTACGGGCGGCAATTCCTTTGTGAAGAACTTCTCCAGTCTCTTCTGTAGTAACTTCACCCTTAACAATAAGAGTCTGATTATCTACTGAGACCTCAATATCCTTCTTATCAAATCCTGCCACCGCCAAAGATACACGATATGAATCTCTTTCTACTTCACGATTGAAGCCAATAAAAAATGGATCTCTAAAAAGATCCATAGCAAATGTTGTTACCATTTTATTCCTCCTTTAAGCGAATAAATTAATATGTGGGCCCCTATTGGCGACCCACATATATTATAGCAAATTAGATTTTTTAAGTCTAGTAAATTTTCTTCTTCTTGTCGTGCATCTTTTTCTCATCTGCCTCTGAGGCATATAAGGCTCTCATTTGGGCAGAGGCTGCTGATTTTCCTGCATGACATCCTACTAATTCGTTTGATCCCTGTTTTACTACAGCGTATCCTTTGCATCCCGCAAAGTTTTGTTTAATTTCCCAAGGCATTTTATTCTCCTAATTGTTAGGGGGTTCTGGTAGATTCATTTCTATCAGCCCCATTTCTTTTGCGATCTTTTGTCCTTCTGGACTGATGTGAAGCATAGCTTCAAGATTCTCATCATATTCTACTTGCAATAAACCTTTTTCATAAAGCTTCATAAGAGATTCGTCTACATATCTAATATGGGCTTCCCAAAGTTCTGGTGCAATTTCTTTTGCCTTATCTTCAATGGCATAAATAATTTCTCCATTTTCATCCACACCTGCTAAACTTATGGCACCAATTTCTAGATAATGTTCTAACTGCATCTCTTCTTCTCTTTCTTCATCCATAGTATTATTATACTCTCTTTTGTGTGGCGTGTAGGACTTGAACCTACGACGGCCAAATTATGAGTTTGGGGCTCTAACCAACTGAGCTAACGCCACCTAACCCTATTGTATTGTCCCGTCCTCATTTTTGTCAATAGTTGTTTCTACCAACTGTTGTACATAATCTGAGAAATGTTTTCTAACGCTTCCTGGTGGTCGTGCTCCAAGAGATTTCCACAGTCTCTTGTATTCAATTACATTAGCAAATGTTGTTGGGCATAACGTGTTTCCCTCATACTCTTTTAATACAGTAGGAAGGGGCACATGCTTACCACAACACTTACATTCTTTTGCTCTTTCTTGATATATGCTCACAGTATCTCCATACCCTCTAAAGCGTCTGCCAATTTTGAAGGCATTCTTGGCGGCCTAACCATATTTAATACAATTTCATCCTGCTCTTTTGATGGCCTACGCATTAATGAATCATAGGTATGCACATCAATTTCTTCATTACTTTCAAATCTAGTTCTACTTATAGCGTTATATATAGAACCACAAACTGCATCCGCCAAGTCTTTTGAACCTTTTCTTGGATGGTCTACCCTATCTCTCATAATCCTAAGCTGTAAAAGCTCATCAATTAAAAGCTTAATATGTGGTCCGCTCAACCTATCCTCAGCAATCACCATTGCCATATCGTCGTAATGTTTTTTGGCTACAGATAAAGTCTCTGTATTTATTCCATATTGTTTTAATTGCTGCATCATATCGTGAGAGTTCCAGCGATCAAATGTGCAGACTCTTATCTTAAATCCTTTTGTTCTTAAAGATAGAATATAATCTTTAACCTCTGTGAAGTCTACGGACTTATCTGAAGTCGGTGTCCAGTATCTTACTGCGTCAACTTCTACAATTGGGGCAGGCTGTGAGTATGTATCAGTTACTTTAACATTAACCCATTTTTGAACATGTGCCATAGACACAGCACAATGGTCATGTTTTTGTGCCAAGTCTACATGTATAAAATATTCTTTATCTGGGTCTGGCAAAAACCAGTTTTCAAATCTGCCAAAATTATCTACGGCTAAGGACATATTGTTAAATGCCCGCTCAACCTTCTCACGAGATTTAAAAAATGCATCAATTGCTTCTGATGGCATACATGCAAATCTTCCCATAGCATCTGGCATATTCTTATAAAATTCTACTTTAAAGTTATCTATTGTTTTAGTTGGATTGACTTCCCATGTAGGTCTTTTTAATGCATATACTTTAGGTATCTTATAGGAAATAATATTATCTTCTTCCCACTCCACCTCAATTTCATTTCCTTCTGTGCCGTCTGGCAAACCTTCGTCCATCTTTAAGACTTTATTTCTTAGGATTACTTCTTTTTCAGCTATAACAGAATTATAAAACTTTTGTATTGGATCATTCTTAAAACGGGGGAAGGACAAAAGAATAACCTTTCCGTAGTCTGGGAAACGTGAAACTACCGATCCTCTATACATATCGTATATTGCATCTGCTGTTTTTGCTTGGTCATGCCCAGTTGTATTCTCTGTAGCAAATCCTGAAATTTCATCAAGGATAACTGCTATTACGTTATAACCTTCCCACGCCTCACGCTCAGAGTGTCCAGAGTGAACGGTTATTGCCTTGTTAAATTTCATCTCAGAAGCCTTTGCTTCATACTTACCAATAAACCAAGGCGATCTATCTATTCTAGTTTTAAATCCTTTAAAGAAAACATTGTTTGCCTGCTGTGCGTTAATAGCAATATTAAGAATATCTATTGAATCTCCAGGAGGTTTTCCATAATATGTTGCTGGGTCTTTCAAGCAGAGCAACAAGTAAACCATATAAGATACTGCAATTGTTGAGCAATAATCTTTGCCGCTACCTTTTCCTAATTGTGCAATTACTTCGTTACAGGTTTGCTTGAAGCGACGTCGGCCTTCTTCTTCTCCAAATAATTTAATAAGAGTGGATTCTTTATAGATCTGAGAGCTTTTTTCGATGAGCGTATGTTGGTACTCCGAAAGTGGCGGGAGTCCAAGATAATTTGTTCCTGTGACAAATGTTCGTAAATCGACTGGTCTTTCATCAAATTCCTCTCCGTCTAGGATATCAATGAGATCTGAAAAATCAAGATCCACTAGCTTCCTCAATTATCTCTATAGGTTCTACAACTCCAGTTATCTGTGCAAGTCTACGCATAATTTCTTTTCTTACCTGCGGATATTCTGCTGAGACATCCTTTAGTATACCAACCAAAATTTCTTGCTTGCGTTCCGTCTCCGCAATTTGATTTGCCAATTCCACATTGTCCAATAAGCCAACCTCTTGCAGCATGCCAATTCTTTTGCCTTCAATGTCTGCAATTAATTTTAGGGCGGTAGCCTTGACGTTTAATTGACCTGCTTGGTCTGCGTCCTCTACGGTCTTCCACGCCTCTTTAATAAGCATAGCGTAGTGTTGGTCTGCTCCAGAGATGGCCTGCTTTGCCCTCTCACGGGCCCCAGAATCGTTTTTAACGACATCTTTCCACTCATCTATATACCCTAACACTTCTGCCCGCTTAAAACCCGTCAGGGCGGCAATCTGGGTAGGGTTATTTCCCTTAAGTAATTCCTCAACAACCTTATTCATGCGATCAAAATGATCAGCTAATTCAATGTCCATATGTAACCATTGTACTCTTAGTCAACTAAAATATCAAATGGATTTAGCGACTTTTAGTAATATTAAATATCCAATTAAATCATCGATATCATTATCGCCTGGATATTCGGTGCCTTTCATTAATCTATTTAATTTATCATCAATTCTGACGTGGAGTTGTTCTCTTGGTCCCGCCTTCGAAAATATACGCACAGGGTCTAAGGCTGAGTTGCCGTAGGCAATATTCTTCTTGACTAGCATGTGTGCAATTTCGTGGCAGGTTTCAAATATCTCTCTGCCTGCTTCTGTACCTACAGTTAATAAATATAAATCTTCACATTTAAACTGTGGTGAATCTGGAAATACTGGTTCTAACATTATCTCGTACCTTTCACTAGTGGATCTTCAATCCATTGAACATATCCATCTTTCCAATTTTGACTCCCATATATATGCTTAACATCTACAAAATGAAATTTTCTCCATTCTTCTCCGCCATAATTATGGAAGTTATAAAGTTTAGCATTATCCGAAGAATTTATCAATAGGTAATCATCAATTAAATTTGATACATTTAGATCTAATGCCTTTAATATCCCTTTAGTCCAAATTGATGGTCCAGTCATACTGTGTACAAAATGAGGTTGTCCATATATTGGATTCTTAAACGCTTCTTTAATTTCATATAAAACTGATTTTAATATAGGATTTCCTGCGGTTGCTGCAAATGTCCATTGACAAAAATGTTCGCTAGTCTCTGGACATACAATAAATTCTTTATCATTTAAAAGCCAGTTGTCTATTGAAGATAAGCAAAGTGTATCTAGATCTGAATAGACTCCACCGAATGCATATATAACTAAATATCTCCAAAGATCGCCACGCATTACTCCAACTGGACAATTATTAAAAATGTCTAACCACTCTTGTCCGTATTCAGAATATATAAATTCTTTTGCCTGAGAGTCATCCATGTAGTGCCATTCATATTCTGGGTTTAAATCTTTCCATGTTTGAGTAGCATCTTTTTGATATTGTGGCAATACATTATAAGGGTCTTTATATGTTTGCCAAATAATTTTTGGTATCATTTAAATCTCGCCACAAATACTCCAGTAACTGGAAATTCTATATGCTCAATAATGCTATGAAAACTTTTTAGAACTCTTTCTGTATTCCAGTCTTCATCCACATGTACCTCATATGGATTTCCATTAATTGCATCTTGATGATAATGTATTATTGGAATAGATATAATTGCATATTTGGCCTCTTTAGATATTCTATCCCACAACTTGATAGCATCTGGCTCTGGCATATGCTCTAGGACATCTCCTAAAATAACTAAATCGTAGTCAAAACTTTCCATGTCTCTAACATCTATATCAAACAGATTATCATATCTATTTCTTAAATTAAATTGCTCTATATATGGAGGCCATACTTCTACTGCGTTAATCTTTACATCCTCCCCTAACGAATCTCTTATTAAATTTAAGTAAACTCCTTGACCTGCGCCCACGTCTAAAACAGTTTTAGGATTAAGTTCAGCTATTTTTTGCTGAGTCCATGGCTTGTTTGTTGGATCAGAAAATCCCATTTATAATTCTCCTTTCATGTTTTCCTTGAAATGTTGATTCAAGACTTGCCAGCGTACAGCCTTTTGGGCTATCTGGCTTTATTGAGTATCCATAAAACTTTTCTTTTTGTCTATAAAAAAACCAATCAAGAGGTAGACTAACTTTATTATTCATCATAGCTAAACTTTTTTCAGCGCCTTTTCTGCTTAGGATATAGCAAAGGCAAGACCAGTCTTGATAAATAAAAGATGTGTTTTCCCCCCAAGAAATAGAGGCATTATACTTGTGATGCTGATCAGCTGGACTAAAGAAAGAAAAGAATTCCCATCCTTCTGGTAATTCATCCAAATATTTTTCTAATAAAAGAAAAAAATCTTGATTAAAGTCAATATCATCTTCCATCAATATTAAATAATCGCTATCTGTTTTTAAAAAGTTTTTCCATGCTATATAATTGCTCGCCCATATTCCCAGCTCTCCATATTTCCATCCTTGAACTCCATGTAAATTATATCCATTAGGATCAATATTAAAATCTGGATTATGAGTATAGAAGCTGTGTAAATCTTCATCAGAACTTATCTGTATGGTTGGTGTTTTCATCTCAACAGAATACTTTGACAAATAAATGTTTATTGATTTTACTAGCGAATCTCTTTCTGAGTCTGAATCTAGATGAAATACCTTATGTGTAAATATCATTTTATAAGCCCGTGATCTTTAAGAGACCTGTATATGGTCATAGTTGTTACGCCACACTCTTTTGCTATTTCTTCCATAGTCTTACGCTGGACAACGTATCGTCTGTATAGCCAGTCTTTGCTCTTATATAGTTTCATCGTTCTGTTAATACCTTGTTAGCATAATGAGCAATTCCAAATGAATCTGCTACGTCATAATCTGTTAATGAAAGATTGTATTTGTTGTTGAAGTAGTCAACTGTTCTTTGTTTACGCATATTACGTAATTGAGTTTTATACCAAGAGTCTGCGTATCCTGGATTGTTTACTCTGATAGCCGCCTTTTCTTCTTTGGTTGGGTTCTTATTTCCAATATATGCCTGCCAAGAACTAGGGGATATAGTAATAACGGAAGCACCAGTAGACATAAGCTCAGCGATAACGACACCATATACATAGGATAATTTTATCACGGCATCTGGGGATCTGACAAGGATTGCTCCTTCTACGGCAATATAATCACTTTTTAATTCATCTAGCATAACCGAAGTTTTAACTTTAGCATCATATATCTTTTCATATATATTAGCCCCAGTTAATTCTATCTTTCCCCATTTGACTGGCTTGTTATCTTCCATTAAACAAAATGCGACGGAATTTGTAGAGGCATCTATACCAAGTACTCTATTAGCCTTAGTCTTAATTAAATCAGTTAATTTCATCTATCATCCTTAATAGCTTGGACTTCTGAGAAATGTCTACTTTCTTTTGACATGCCGCACAAATATTAGATTCATTGTATCTGCTTAACCTGGAATTACATTTAACGCATGACCTTTTTGCCCCGCCCCTAATTGCTTTCTTTTCATAATACTTTTCCATAATCCTTCTATTTGTAGCAATTCGGCAGCATTCATCTGAACAATACTTTTGATTATGTGTTTTTGGGGTAAACTCTTTGCCATTTGGGCATTCTTTATTTGCACAAATCATTACTTGGGAACCTTGTATGCTTCTATTTGTACTGTGCCAGTCTCGCCCTTCCAGCATTCTTTTTTAATTGGGCAACCCTTACAAGCATAACTTGTTTTCTCAAATGGCCTAATTGGAATATCCCCATCTTTAAAATTGTCATATACTTCGCATAGCCACAGGAACAATTCTTCAATTATCTCCTTGTTCTTGGCATTCATTTGAACTGGTATGATAAGGAGCTCTTGAGTATTTTTATTCTCATAAAGAAAGAATGCTTCCTTGACATCTTTTAGTTTCATATATGTTAAAAGTTGAAGAAGGTGATTTGCTGAAGGAGCCATCTCTGCCTGTCTTACATCCCAAACTTCTTGCTTAGCCGTCTTAATTTCACCGATTACATTCTCATCATCCCAGTTAATTATAAGATCCATGAATCCTCTAATGGGTGGATACTCGTTCTTTATTTCAATTTCTGTTTCTACTGATTTTATTGGCCCGCCCATTTTATTAATTAGATTTTGTATTCTTTCGTGGGCCAAGGTTCCATTAGCCATATTAGCAACTGCCTGTGCATCATTATTGTCTACAAAATTAGCTCCACTAAATGCCATATACCAATATCTTGGGCAATTGCCATGACCATATCCAAAACTACTTGGACTAAAAGTATATTTTGTCATGTCGCCATCTGCCCGCTTTGTGGCAAGGTAGGCATCATCTAGCATCTTGGCAAATTCTTTTGGATCAAATTTACCTTCATACTTTTTAAATTTTAAATTCTTTACAATTTCTCTAGCCATTATAACGAACGATATACTTGAGTGCATCTACAAGTTTATCTATCGACTCCTTTGCTGAATAGTATACATTCTTTTTATTGTTATTAATTGTTCCAGCTTTATCTTTTGCTATGGTAGAGTAAACCGCAGCAAGCATAGAAAACTTTGTAGATAAGGCTTGAAGTTCTATAATAAGGCTTGGAGCTTTAGTGGGTGGGACATCTGGACTCATGAGCAGTTTAACTGTAATGGCCAAGGCTTTATCCAAATGCTGATCTTTCATATACTCATGAAGATCATTGAACTCTGTAATATCGTTAATTAATTCTAAGGTATTCTTATCGCTCATGACATTACCTTAGTCACAAGGGCATATCCAATCCAAAGCCCAACAATACCCATAAGTCCAGCGAATACTGGCGGTGCAGGGATAGGCAACTTAAATAAGCTAAATATTCCGCCAACCATAGCCCCTACAAATGTTGTCATTAAAATTTCTTTCATTTGGATTCTCCTTCTATTAACTGTTCCAGTAAAGACCATTCTATTACTGCCAATCTTGTCTTGCTATTTCCCTCGCCTATAATTAATTTTAAAACTGGATGCATTGATCTGCTAACCTTAAATGTGTCGGTACAAACCTTTGCCCACATTTCTTTTGAAAGAGCAACAGACTTTTTAGACTCTTTATAGTCCACAACAAACTTATTCCAGATAGCATCACCTTTTTGGTAATCCCCCCTGCCACTATTCTTTTGTTGTTTGGCTCCGTCACGCTTAGCTTCAGATCTTTCTGACATTAATTAATCCTATAAGAATTCTTATGATTGTCTGGGCAAGTCCAAGTCATCTCCATAGAAGCCTCATTCCAATAATAAAATTCTGAGTCTTTATTGCAAGAAGCACATGGTCTAGGCTCTTCAACTTTTTGAAGACTAGGATCTTCTGGCTTTTTGCTAATAAACTCATTAAGATTTGGCATTGATTTTCTCTGTCAATTTCTCTACGACTTTTGGATTGTCACGTAGATATTGAACAGCCTTTGCTCTTCCTTGTAGCCGCTCTCCTTCTATTGTATACCATGCGCCACCCTTTTCTACAAGGCCATACATTTCGGCAACATCTAAAGTTTCTCCAACGTAATCTATTCCTACAGACTCTCCCTGGTAGTAGAAGTCGTATTGTCCCGATAGATTTGGGGGACCGAGTTTGTTGTAATCAATAATCCAATTGACTGGTCTGCCAACTCTTTGTTCAATAATTTTGTCACCAACCGCAACGCCAGCTTTAATAGCATTAGCTTCGGCCTCTGAAGACCAGAGCTTAACAACTGTAGAGGAAAAGAATTTAACTGCCATTCCGCCCGTGGGTATGTGGCTAGCATGCATAGATCCAAATTGGTTTCTTTGTTGTGAAATGAGAACAAGTAATGTATTTTTGTTTGCATAGTTTAACATCTTGACTGCGTGGGTCATATCCTTTGCTTCTGCGCCGATTTGTTTAGTATCCTCAAGCTTCTTGAGTTCTGAACTATCTTTCTCAAAATAGATGGCGGGAAGAAGAGCGGATATAGAATCAACTACAATAATATCTACTTCTGCCTCCATTAATTGTGTAGCAACATCTACCATGTCATTAATAGTTTTTGCTGATGAGTAAATCAATTCTGATGAATCTACTCCGAGTTTTTCTGCCCACGATTGATCATAAGATGCTTCTGCATCAATCCAGGCACATGTTTTTCCATTCTTCTGTGCTTCCGCTATCATTTGTAGACAGAAGGAAGACTTTCCAGCAGACTTGTTTCCCCAAACTAAGACTTGTCTACCAAATCCAAATCCGCCTTTTAGGGCTTTGTTTAAACCAATACTTGGAGTAAGTTGTTTTTCAACCTGCACATCTACTGCAGACTGAACTCTTGATCTTGTTTTAGGGTCTAGCTTTGCTAATATGTCATCTAGGACAATTGTCATTATTTATCTTTCTTCTCTCTACTATTATAGCATTTAGAACAGGTTCCCGTGAAGGGGTGGACGCTGTTTATTTATTTCTATTTTTTGGTGAAGGACATCATCTAGGCTATGCAAGACTGCCTCTTCATTTCTCATTGCTGCATATACATCTAATAATCTAATTATTGTATCTGCTATTTCTTCAACAATTTTTTCTGAGCCCTGCTTTTTTCTTATTGCCTCAAGCACCTCAGTAACTTCTGAGTGTACGAGAGCTAACTTATTTCCGATTTTATCGTTGCTGTAATCGCCATCCCAAAAACCTTTTTCTTTTGCCGTTTCATGTAGAACTGCAGCAAGAGCGTCAAGTCCGTACTGGCTGAGAATATCTTGACTATTCATCTTTTCCTTTTAGACTAAATTTAAACGTCAAATCTTGATCGTCATATTCTACTACTAGTTCTTTATCTTCATTAGCAGCATTTACAAATCTAGTGGTCGGAACTGCTAAAGTCCCATACTCTTCAAGTAATGCTACCAATATCTTATTTAGGCTCATAGACTGAACTACGTCTTCGGTCATTTTATTTCCTTAATCATTAATGTGCCGTCATCTAATTTAGATAGCACTGGCTTGCATTTCATTCCTTCTCGCATTTTAGCTAAAGTTATTTTATACATTGAAGGAAATGCAATGGCTCTGGTCAAATTTTTGTCCCTATCAGACATAACAATGTGTGACATTGTCTTGCCAGCCTTTGTCTGATATGGTGTAAAGTTTACCACAATCTTCTCGTCCTCCGCAAGATCATATTCTTTACGGTATAGGAAGTCTACAAATAGGTCTTTAGAGTCTGGGTTTATATCGTTTACATCAACATATCTAGCAATACGATTGTCTCCGACAAGAATAAAATACATCTTGCCTGTTTCAATTTGAGTTTGCTCATGATGAAATAAACCTATGCCGCCAGTTTCATCTACCAATTCAACCCGTGCCCAACCCTTGCCACGCTTAATACTTTTAACCATTCCGAACATTACAAAGGATCCTATTGGATCAAATTGATCTATTGTTAAGGCTTGAGCTTTAACTCTTGGGGGAATATTCTTTATATCAAATGAAGGTATGCCTAGGTATTCGTAGTATCCTTCTTTTTCTTTACCGCTCCTAGGATTATCCTCAAAGGCAGCACCGCCAATAGCATTAAGAGAGCTAATAGCCCTACTATTAATGCCGCTTCCTTTCTTTGAGGCTTTTTCAATAAAGTCTTTATAGTTTGCATATGGTCTTCCTTCTATGATTTTGTTTGCGATACTGTCTGATATAAATTTAATTTCTGCCAACCCAAATCGCAAAGAGTCTTTCTGTAAAGAAAAGTATACATCAGACTCGTTTATATGTGGCAGTTGAACCTTTAATCCCAATCTTTTAGCTTCTATTAGGTATTCGGTTCTTGTGTCTTTTTCTCCTTCGTTTTTAAGCGCTGCGAAAATAAACTCCAAAGGATAATGTAGCTTAAGCCAAGCGGTATAATAAGAAAGCATAGAGTAAGCAACAGCGTGAGACCTATTGAACGAGTATCCAGCGTGTGCTTCGAAGTCATGCCAGAGCTTTTCTGCTTGCTTTTTAGAAATGTGCTTTGAAGCACCTTCAATAAATTTATCCTTGAACTGGTCGAATTCTTTTGCATCCTTTTTCTTTCCAATAATTTTTCTTACCTTGTCTGCCTCAGACCAAGTCATTCCACCTAGGTGTACGCAAGCCTGCATAACCTGTTCTTGATATATAATAACTCCATAAGTATTTCTGGTAAATTCTTCCATTATGGGATGAACATAATTTACTGCCTCATCCCCTTGTTTTCTTTTTATGTAAGAAGATCCAACTGTATTCATAGCTCCTGGACGAACCAAAGCATTTGAGACTACTAAATCTTCAAATACATTTGCTCCCATTTTAATTAACAGGTTTGTATAAGGAGTTGCTTCTGCCTGGAATATACCTTTTGTATATCCTTCTGTAAGCATCTTATAAACTTCTTTATCGTCAAGAGTTATCTCTGATAGTTTTATTTCCTTGCCAGTTCGTTCCTTAATAGAATTTAATGTGTCTGCAATTACGGATAGGCACTTAAGTCCTAGGGCATCGATTTTAATTAGACCAATATCTGCAACCGTGTCCATGTCATATGCAATTACTGGAATTCTTCCAGAAGCCTTATCTTCACGGTCTTCTCTAGTTTCTACTGGACCATAATTTCTAATATCATCTTTTGCCACCACGACTCCAGCAGCATGAATACCTGTACTTCTTATCTTGCCACGTAAATTTTCTGCAAGCCAAGTTACTTCAGGATATTTCATTCTAAATTCTTTTGTATTTGGCGAAGTGGCATATTCTTCAAATGTATCTACAGACTTTAATGCGTGGTTAACATCAGAAAGCGGAACCATAAAAGCACGAGCAGCATCACGAACTACACCCTTATCCTTAAAATAAGTAAATGTAGAAATAGATGCAACGTGCTTGAACTTCTTCTTTAAATAATCTTTTACTTCTTTACGACGGCGGTCTTCAAAATCCGTATCAATATCTGGGAAGTCATTACGATCTGGGTTAATAAACCTAAAAAATAGGAGGCCATATTCAATTGGATCTACATCTGTAATTCCAATTGTATAGCAGACCAACGATCCTGCTGCCGAACCACGTCCTGGTCCAACTAATATACCTTGGGACTTTGCCCAATTAATCATATCTGCAACTATTAAAAAGTATGAGGCAAAGTTTTTATCCTTAATAACCTGCAATTCTTCTTCTAGGCGAGCCCTATAGACCTCATCTGAGGCCTTCCCTAGCCCTTCTAAGCCCTTTTCAGCTAGGTCCCGTAGCTTTTCATCAGCATTGGTCTTTGGGACTGGCAGGAGGTCTAGGTTACGATTTAGGTCATATGAGCCAACCTTGTCTGCTATCTCTAGGGTATTATCAAATATATCGGTTCTATTTATTCCAGCCTTTTTAAAGTCCGCCTCAATTTCCTCACGAGTCTGCATAAATAAATTCATGCCCTTAAATGACATGCGGCGGTCAGGATATAAATAATCAAATCTATCTGCCATATCTTTTATTTGACGGGACATTTCAAAATCGGCATCTTTGTCTGCCTTTGGATTTGTGGATATAATTAATAGAGCCTCTTCTAAAAGTCTATCTTCTTTTCTGGCGTAATGTATATCTCCTGTTGCCACCGCCTTTATTCCTAATTCATCTGCTAATTCTAAAAGTTTTTGATTTGTTTGTGGCGGATTATGAGACTGTACTTCAACATAAAAATCATCCATAAAGGTTTGCTTGAAATTCTTAAGAAGAAGTTTAGCCTCTGAATAATTCTCTTTTTCAATAGCCTTGCTGACAATACCGTTTAGGCAACCAGATAAGACAATAATCCCTTCGGAGTACTCATTTAATACTTCTCTATCAATACGTGGCTTGGAGTAAAATCCTTCTGTCCATGCTATCTCTTGTAGTTTATTTATATTTTCTAGCCCCTTCTTATTTTTTGCAAGAAGGATAATATGATTATACGCTTGAATGCTTTTATCTTTAAATGATGATCTATCAAATCTATCTGTTGGGGAAATGTAGGCTTCTACTCCAAGAATTGGTTTTACTCCATATACGTCACAAGCAATTTGTATTTCACGATGTGACGACAATGTTCCATGGTCAGTTATTGAGATTGCAGGCATGCCAAGTATCTTAGCCTGTTTTACCAAGTCCTCTGGTGAATTTAATCCATCCATTGCAGAGTAATGGCTGTGAACGTGTAAATGTATGAAACTCATAACCGCCTTAATGGGGGCCCGAAGGCCCCCACAATATTACTGGTCTATGCCCAGACTTCGCTACTGCCAGTTGCAGAGCTGTATTCTTCTTGTGAACTATCGCCTGTATAAAAAGCTTCCTGCTCAGCGTAAGGAACATTTCTTACTGCTGTCTTCTCTAGATCAAATAACTCTAGGCTAGAGAAATCAAAAGGCTTCTCATCTTTTGCAAGTGGAATAATTGTGTAACTGGTGTCTGTCTTTGTGCCAGTTCTCTTAATTCTCCACATTAGATTTGTAATGCTTCCCATTTCACCAGCATACTCAATTAGAGTTGGTGTAACAGATTTTCCGCTTGTTCCTTGAGAAAGGATTGCTACGTATGGATCGTTCTTGCCATCGTCAACAAGCACGTTAATGTATAGACGTGGTCTTGCTTTCCATCCAGCCTTTGGATCTTTACGGTGTTGTTCTTGTGCCCAATCACGGCCTTCTGTCTCCATTGTATCTAGAGCTTTACGGCGGTAATCTTTTGGATTTGTGTGCTCTAATGCGATAAATCCACAACCGAGCTTGTCATTATAATTTGGTGAATCTGGATCTAGTTCCTGTAGGAATCTAATCTTAATGCTTTCGCCGTCTTCAATCTTTAACCAGCGACCCTTATTTTCTTCTCCACCAGTGTAGGTAGGCTTGTCTAGCGCTTTGTTTAGGTCCTTTAGACCTTTTACTATACTCATTTATTTCTCCTCTATAGTGTACGGTATATATCCGTCTGTGTATTCATTATATCATGAGTTCCAGGATCGATATTCGATATCAGAAACTGCGTTCTTTATACATGCGATAATTTCTTTTTCAGACATATCGCCTGCATCTTTTGCTTCATGTGGGTATATCTTACCATATTCGTAAGAAGCCCACAAGATGTCTTTATTATTTAATCGGCTGGCAATACTGAGACCTAATTCTCTGCCAGCCAAATCTGCATCTGTCATTATTATTATTCTATTAAAATATCTATTAAGTAAACTAATATTCTCTTTTGATAAATGTCCACCTAGAGTTGCAACAACATTTGGGAATCCTGCCTGATGAACACGTATGGCATCAAATGTAGATTCAACAATAACAATATTCTCTCCAATACGCTTAGCTCTGTGAATATTAAACATTGTTTTATTCTTAGGTAGGTTAGTACTATTCTTAAACTTCTTTTCTTTTATTGACCTGCCTACAAGTCCTACTGGCAGACCATCTGGGCTATGTACTGGGACAATGGCCATATCCATTTTAGAAGAATATCCTAGCCTAAAGTATTGCATTGACTCTTCATTTATTCCTCTTGATTGGAAATAATCTTTTGCTTCTTGGTTTGTGCCCAGTTCATTATATAGATTATCTAATACTTCTTGTGAGAATTCTTCAAAGTCTGGCTTCTCATCAAATAATGAATTTAAGGTATCCTGAAATGCATCTGATGCCTCTGACTTCTTGGACAATATAAATCTTAGAGTTTCAAATTCATTCTTATTTGATATCTTCTTTACGAGATCTTTTATGCCGCCCGACTCTCCGCATGACGGATTAAAGCATAGCCAAGCTCCAGTTTCTTCGCTAATATAAAAAGATGGCGTGTGAGTATTATTGTGAAATGGGCAATACAGTATTATGTTATTGTTTGAGCCACCAACAATTCTAAGTCCTAGTCCTTTGACTATTGCTTTAATGTGGTTGGGCGCATAGAGCGAGGTATCAGCTTGCCCTGTGTAATCCCCTCTGATTGCCATGCCTTCTTCTTTCCTACATATATACCATGGATAGTCATTAGGAACTTCCATGTCTCGCCTGTAAATTGTACTGAAAATGCGGGGTCAATGTCAAGGACCCGTGCATATCCTTTTATTCTCATATCATGAGTTAGCAAATTCTCAAATTGATTTCTAACTCTTATCATATCTGAGTCGTCGGCGAACTCTACATCTACTTGAAACTTTTTAATTGGCCTGTGAATCATTATTCAAACTTGGCAAATTCTCGTAGATGGGTTTGATAATTCCCCTATTAATATCCCAATCAAGATAGAAATCAAATTCATGTCCATGTCGATTCTTTCTGCTAACCACTTCAATCATATTTGTATTTGGATATTTGTGGATAGCCATCGCCATATCGGCATCGTATTCAATTGCCTTTGACCATGCAACCTGACTCATCATTGGCGGTTCATCTTGGTCCGATATATCGTCTGCCGTTGCAGCGGTGATATCGATAATCGGAATATTATTTGATACGGCAAGCAATTTAAACTCACGAGAAATATTACGGTTACGCTCTACTTCTGAGTTGCTTCGTTTGTTATCGTTAAATAGCTGGTGGTAATCTAGGATAACTAGATCTGGCTTATGCTGGTCAATCTTGCCCTGCACAACAGATGGAGTAACATCCGCAAGGCCTTCATTAGATACTAGGATGAAACCGTTCTTATTCTCAAACTTTTTTTTACCCCACGCTCTAAAGTCATCAATATTCACATCACCTTTGGAGAAGTCGCTATTCTTAAATAGTCCTGAACCCATGATAGTATAAATACGATCACGCATATTCTCTGGTGACATTTCTAGGGACACAATCATTGGCTTGAATCCTAGTTCCCATGCTTTACATGCAAGGTATGCGGTAAACCAAGTCTTACCTTTTCCTGGCCAGCCAATAGCAACAATTAAATGTCCTGGTGCCATGCCTGTAGGATATGCTTTATCGATTGCTTCAATGCCTGTAAGAATTCCTGGACTTCCGCCCATTACTGCAGAACGCTCTTTAACATTAGAGAAATGCTGTTCTGCTAATTCAACATCTGTAAGATCTACGTCTCTAATATTATTTGTATGACGACTTAGTGTTGCCAACCTGCTTTGCATTTCAGCAAGAACTCTTGGGGGTGAATCTTCTTTTAATGCAGAGCCTGCCTGTAAAATAATAGTCTTAAGCCTACTAGATACATAATCATTCTTTAGCTGGTCAAGGTAGTAGCCTGTCTCTCCTTTAACATCAGGTGCTGGCTCGAAGTCTTTGTGTCTTTCCATAAGGATACCAACCTCTGGAACAGACTTGAACTTGTAATAATAATTCTTTAGACTCTCCCACACATCACGATAAGCGGTAAATAGCTCATCAACATTTGAAGTCAGTAGAGTGCTAATATCTTTATTCTTGCATACTGACGTTATTACCTTAGCCTCTATATTCATTCCTGTCCGCCTTCTACTAGAGTCTTAGTCTGCTGCCTTAGCATAGACCTATTAATTCTGTCTTTCTCTCTTTCCTTCTCAACCTGATCCATTCTATCAAAGTTGTAAAAAAAGAAATTCAATGGATGTCCGTTCTTTCCTGTTCTAAAATAATAATCGAGCAGCTCTCTTGCACGGTCATATCCTACACTATCAATGACATCTTGCATAGCCCACTTCTCACGAAACCTATTTATCTTTGGCTTCCTGCTATATTTTTGAGAATACAAATCTTCATAGTAGGCTATTAGCATGTAGGGTTCTTTATTTTTTACTGCCACGCAATTCCTCTTCTACTTCACGAGTCTTCTCAATTAGCTTCTCTTCAACAAACTTATATACACGCTCAGTCGCCGAAGTCACGTTCTCTCCAGACCTTACGATATCTTCTACGCCTAATCCAATTCTTATGCTTTCATAATTGCCTAGGTTTCTGGTAAACGACAATTCAACCTTTACTTTTGTATCAGACATTATTTGTGCTCCTTCTTATGTCTACTCAAGGCATCGTGTCCAAATATACCCCAACGTAATTCTATTTCCTTATTACAAATATCACATAAAACAAATCTATTAGCCATTAATCTTCCGCCTTCCATACTGGGATGAACCGACCATCGGTTGTCTTAGTATACAATATTATATCGTTTCTGAGAAGGGCAACTAATTCTGTGCGGGAGGGGGTGGAGGAAGAATATCCATCATCTAATATAAACTGATGTATCTTTAAGATATCTTCCTCCGTTAACATATATTGAGACCATCCCGTAGATCCAGGATTACTAATTGGATATATTTTAGTTGGAGCTTGGATCTTGCCCGCCAAAATATAATCTTCAATTGTAATCTTATGTTTATTTAATACTTTAGCCGCTTCTTTTAAAGTATAGGCCCTTTTCATATACTTCTTAACTAAAGAATAATTATACATAACTCTTCGTTTATCAGGATAGCACCAAGCAGTTACCTCATCTTTTGCACGAGACACATAAAGGGATTTATGTATCTTGCCCTCTAAGAAGAAATAGAGTAATGCTTTTGTTGTTCTAGTTCTTTTTGTTCTAGCCATGT